GGGCACAAACTCAGGCAGCACTGAATCTTGTATGCTGACGTCTGCACGAGCTTGTGCCTGTGCATCCACAAATACTGCTTCGTTAAGATTGCCAGATGTGCGATCTATACTGTAGCTGGCTTCTTGGGTAGGAAATTCTGTTGTTTCGGCTGCGGTCAATGTGACTTTGGCACGCCCAAATGGCGCACTAAGAATAACCATGTCTTTGCTAATTAGTTGTTCGTCGCCATTGAGATTGATCAGTCTGAATACAAAAGTGCTGCCAGTAATGTTTACTGGTTTTTGATCTTGATTTACAAACTCAAACAGGATCACATTGTCGACCCCCTTGTTGATTGTTAGTTTTTTTGCGTACACTGGATCCCACCTCCGGTCAAAGTACGCACCACTGGTGTCAATTAATAAAACTCGCTGGATTTGTTGATAGATATAAACAGTAGTTGCGTACATTATTGTATTTAGTATTAGATATATCGGTTAAGTCTGCGTTATAAATAACCTGAATACAAAACATGTCCCAAAATCTATTTAATAAACTAGCAGACAAATACCCGTTCATAACTCTATGCATTTATGCAAACGACGAATATGTTGGTATTGTGCAAAATAGAGATGAAGTTATTACCACTATCTATGATTTTGGGGCCATACAGAATCAAGCGCAAAAGCTCAAGTACATAGAGCTTGCCAGCACCTGGTGGTGGGAAAGCAATCGCAGCATACCAATCAATATATTTCTGCGAGACGAGTGGAAAGAATTTCGAGCCACTTTGCGCACATTTGCCAACAAAGATTTAGAAATTGTTCATGGTCCAATATGCAGCCTAAATGATATTTTTCGCAAGAAAACCAAGCGAAAATCAATTACACTTGTGCGGCGTCTTGATTGAGGCAGTTCATGTGTAGGGCAACAAGGGCCGCGTAACTTATACTGTGCGACTTTTTGAATGTGTAGCCTTTAGAATCATCACCATTCCATACTTCAGCAAACACTTCTGGCCAAGGGCGATTCTGCAAGTGTGCTTTGCCCGGACGAATAACTGAAATAAACGCTGCCATTCTAGGTATTGAATCTGGCCGCATTGATATCATCAAATCTGTGTAGTTGCCCACATGCACCAGTTGTGATGCCCAAGCAGTATCGGTCCATAGTCTACTCCAAGGCGGAGTTGCTGCCAACATTTCCGCATAGTGTGCAGGGTCACGGATCAACTGATACACACTCATGTTCAACAAGTCAATCTTGAAGTATCCACGTTGTTCTGCTGACTCATAGTCTATGGCTGCACACTCATTGGGAATATCTCTGGGAATGTCTGTTACATAAATGCCTGAATTGTGTCTGCGCACTTGACCTTGATGCAGTTGCCGTGCGGCAGTGTGTTCGATCAGTTTCAACACAGCCGTTCTGTCCGGCACATCAATGTCAATGTCTGCACTCATTTTGAGTCAGTGTCACAAAGTGTAGTCACCACCTGCAGTTTTTCTCGGGCCAGTTGCACTGCTGCCAGGGCATCTGCCACTGTGGGATGTTTTGCTGCCAGGGCAGCGATGCGCCATTCTTCATCACGCTTGGCTCGTGCCCAATCTAACAGGGTTTCAGCGTCTGATGTGAGTGAAACCATAGGATGTGCTGAGTGAATTGGCTGCCACGAATTGCCATCGTTTACTTCCAAACAGTTCATGCTGGGACTCCATCGCACCATGCCTGCACCGCTGGCACCTGGACTAATGTATGGATTGGTGTTCATGCCACCAGACACTTGAATGTATTTGCTGCCGCTAATATTTCTAATCATGTTACCAACCTGCCTTGCTCAATATGTCTTTTGCGTACTCTTGATCAGCTGGGTAGTTGTGAAACTTCTTTTGCCATACATCTGAGTCGATGTAAGGCCATACCATGCTGATCTGATCAGGAGAGAGTTCACCCAAGAACTGTTGTCCTGACTCTGAATTGTAAATCACCCAAGGTGATATCCTACCTGTTGTGACTGCATGGCACATGGCTGGAGTGCTGCCGTATCTCAAACAGTCTTGCGGTTGTGCTGAATTCTTTTCTGCCCAGTCTATTCCAAACTCCACTGCTCGTGCCAGAGCATCATTCACATTCTCCACGGGCAAATGCTGTATGAGATATTCTGTGTACAGTTGATCTGATGCCCAACGATCAATCTTTTTGTTGTTCTTCAACAGCCACTCAAGAAACTGCTTGGGGTTGATGGTTCTTGTGCTCACACAGTAACGTCCAAATTTAACAAAGCCGCGATAGTAAGGCGAGTCAGCAAAGTCGTCAAATGTTTTGAGTTTAGCCGAGCCTTGACTCATCTCATAGAATCGTATGTAGGCTTGAAAGCCCAGTTCCACGCCACGCTCTGCTCGTTCCTGTCTGCGCCGTTTGGGCTCACACACATGCACTGCTAATGAAGTCTCTTTAGCAAAGTCTTTCTTGCAGAATTGACATTGTGTCATTTGGAATCTTCGCCGGAGTCTTTTAAGTATTGTTTGATTTCTTTGTCAGACACAAGCAACGCCATGACATCTATTTCATCATCTTTGTAGTGAGGATACATGACTGCCAATGCTTTGCGTCGGGCACTAGCACCTGCTTCTTTTTTCTTGGGCGCAATCCAGTTATGCCTGGGTGTGCCCAAGTCTGGACTCACACTGGTAGCCATAAGCCATTGCAGTTTTGGATGTTTACTTACATTGAAGAAGTGTTTGTTCAGTCGTTCGTTAGTGGCAATCACATAAAACTCCTGAAGTTCTCTTGAACCTTCTACTGCCGACCCCCAACGTATCATGAGATAGTTAGAAAACTTTTTCCGCTCTTCGGCAGTGAGATCGTCATAGAATGATCTAACCTTGCGGTCAAACATCTTCATCTCATTGGCAATGGTCAGTTTATCACTCATTGTGTTTTAGTCAGTTTGTAAATCATTATAGCACGTTCCAGTGCATCTTGTAAAGTGGGATTGGTTAGTGCGGCTCTGCGTATTTGTCCCCACATTTTGTCCTCCATTAGGTGATCATGCAATGGCCTACCGTCCGAAGTTCTGGCATCGTATTTGATTTCGTGTCCGGTTACAGGATCATATCCATATCCAACTAGCACACGGTCAGTAGGATCAGCACCAAACTCTCGAGCATATACTTCGTTGCCCACACGTTCATAAATGTATGTGGCACCCGGTTTAAGGGTTCCCATACTGGTAGCCATATTGCAAATGCGCCCAACGCAAGAACCGCTCTAAGCCTTCACGATCGTCGGGGTAACTTTCCAGATACACTCTGGCCAAGCGATTGATAATTTCAAATATTTCAGGTTCAGTATAGGGCATACTACCACGCTTTATTGTAGTCCACAATCTCGCAATTGCGGCTAACGTCTTTGACAAAATACACACAGTCAGGCTTGTGTCCTTCATTAATGGGCACACACAACATCTGACCATTCTTGAGTTTGGGCGCATACCATGACACTTCTTGATACACGTCAATGATCTCTATTGGCGGAAAGCTGGGTCTAAAACTTGACAACGGATTGAATTGAAATGCATTAAATCCACGATCATTGATTGAAGTTAACGGCAGCATTTCTAAGTCGCCAAGGTCTGGTTCGCCGATTAGTATCTGCCAATCCATGGGCATTTTAATTTTGTGGTCACCAACTTGTAGCACCAGCGCAGGAGCATTGAAACTTTCTAAAAATATCAATGGAATATAATGATAGTCTGGATCTGCTGAATTGCTGTTGTCAAGAATGGCAAATCTCATGTCATCTACTTCTTCGGGCAGGTGATTGAGATTGTAGGCCAAGTTGTCTAGGGTAAGTATTTGCATAAGTAATTTTACAATATTATATTGATTAAGTCAATGGTTTGTTTAAGATTTCTATCACTTCGGCAGCAAATCTTTTTTGCCATTCGGGATCGTCGGTATGAAATCCCGGACTCACTTTAAAGTCCGAGTAGGTTGCCAAATTAGTAGCACACATTCTATCACCGAACTCTCCTAATATATCAACCACTATGGGGTTGGCTGGGTAAGGTAGCTTGGCAATGTTGTTAAACAACTGATTGAGTGAATAGGCATATGGTATGTTTAATTTTTCACAAGTCAAAAATAACGATCTAGCTATCACACACGATTTGAATAGATTTATATCTTCGTCTGCTGTTGCACGGTAATAATCTGCTGTTAGTTTTTGATCAGATGTTAAACGTTGCCGAAAACTACTGCTGACCCATTCGTCGTTGTCGTTAAATTCAACACGGTCATTCATGGTAAATCCTATTACAACTGCATCCGGAGTTTGAGTTAGACCTTGAAAAAAATTCCTTGCAATAATAGTGTTGGTGCCACCTGATTCCGAACGCATTAACACATTGTACTCTGGCAACATTTCACTCCAGTGCTGTCCAGGATAGTCAACATCGGGATACATGAAACTATCACCAATAACTAGCAATTGTTTTTTCATTTTATCTTCATCCATTCTAATTTTTCCTGAGTAAAAGGGTAGTTGGCTTCTTTGTAGAATTGTTTGCGCTTGGTCAAGTGGCGCTTGGCAAATTTGCAGGTTGAAGTTATGTCCCAGATTTGAACATGGTCTTTGTCTTCGGCTTTTCTTATCCCACGTCCAATGCTTTGGATAACGCGGACAAAACTTTTCCCGGGTTCCACAAGAACCAAATTAAAAATCCTAGGGATATTAATACCCACAGCGGCAACACCATAGGTAGCCACAATAATCTTATCAACGCTGTTAGCCACTTCGTCATATTCTTCTTGTCTTTTTGTTCCTTTTGTTGCACCGCTGACAAATACAGATTTGTCACCTAGTCTTGCAACAAGTTGTCGACCGCATTCTGTACGGTCCACCAGTACTAAGGTGTTGCCTGTTTCGTTTACATGGCGTATGAGTTCTGCCATAGCGTCTAGCCTGCCAGACTCTTCCAACAGGTATTTAAGCTCGCTTTGGTAGTCGGAATACTCCACATGATCCTGCAACTGCACAATGTTCACATGGCACTGTGCCAGCACACCTTGTTGTTGTAGTTCATTGGCACTCAGCTTGCTGATTACAGGACCCAGGCTCACCAACAGTGCTTGGCTTTCAAACTTCTCTTTGGGCACAGTCCCAGTCAATCCCCACCGAATTGGCACTCTGGCCATCACGCTGGTCAGCAGAGTTTTGAGTGCATCTGCTTTGGCCATGTGTACTTCATCCACCATCACACACACCACATCCTCAATAAAGTCCTGGATGGTCACATTGCCCACACCAGCTTTAGTATTCTTTAGCAGTACATTCAAACTCTGCCAAGTGCAAATGGTATGGGTGCGCCCATGTTCTTTTCTGTCACCAAAATAAACACCCACATCCAGTCCAAGATTAACATAGTCTTTTTCAGTTTGTGTAACAAGACTCTTGTTAGGCACAATCACAATTGACCGCCCATATGGTTCTACACTGGCACTCAAGGCTGCTGTCATGATTGTTTTGCCTGCACCTGTGGCCACTTCTTGTATGCATTGTGGATTAGCCAGGAAGTTGTTCACAATCTCTACCTGGTAGTCACGCAACATGATAGACTGTCCTTCGGCAGTGTGCCCCTTAGGCCAGGTCTTGTGTGCAAATGTTTGTTCTGTAACTTGGGCAAACTCGAATGTGGTAGAGTATTCTCTTTGATCGTCCAGTTCAATGTCGTAGTTGTAGCGTTCTAGGATGGGCATGATCTCTGGTAAGAGATTGGTATATGTTGAACCACCTAACTGAAAGTAACTGACTTTTCCATCCCACCGTCCCAGTCTCACTGCTGGCAAATATCTTGCATAAGGTACATCATACTTGAACGCATTGACCAGGGCCTTGCGTACATCCAGGTCAATGCCCTCTAGCTTGATGTTTACTTCATCTCGAATTTGTATGGTGCATCGTTTCATCTATATAAACTCGAGTCACGAGTTGTCTTTGTTGTATGTTGTTAATCAGTTGTTCACGTGGAACAGTTTCAATTATTTTTGCCACAGGAAATTTTAAAGGTTGTAGTTTAACATGATCAAACTGTGGGTATCCTCGACTGGCAAAAAAATCATAGTGTTCTTGATAGTATTGTTGCATATTTTGTAGCATGTTGTCTACTTCATCTGAGTCAAGTTCAAAAAATCTTACCACAAAATCTGGGTTGTAATAGTTAAACGGTTGAAAGGCTTCGTCGCCAATATATTCGTCATTGTCTATCATAAGGTCAAGCAATGTTTTTCCAATCTCAACATAGTTCAAACATACACTGCCAAATGACGGATTGATTGTGCCATACTGATTCATAATCTCCTCAGAGAGAGCAGTATCTTTAGGCAAGCCAAACCAAGTGCAAACAAGTCTTGGTTTTAGTTTTCTTGATGCGGATTCGCAACGATGAACAGCCAGGTTTAATTCTGACAGTGCCTTTTTCACAGGCTTTGGAGCACGTAACCACCAAAGAGTTTTTTGTTGATTTAGTAGGCCATGGTATCGTTCAAAAATGTTGTGCAGGTAG